GCACCAACTCGGCCTCGAACTGCTTGATGCGCTCAGGCGTCGTCACCCAGCGCTTCACCTGCGGGGGCTGGACAATGATAATCTCGACCTCGCGCACGTCCTTAAAGGCCCAAGCCGTCGCGGGGGTGCGCATCGCAGCCGCGGTATAGAACATACCTTGCGGGCTTTCTTCGGCTTCGACCGCAACGCCAGAACCAAACTTCCAATCAAGTACAATGCCACGATCACCCAGACGGCCAATAAGATCGGCGGAACCAAAAACACCAGGAAGCAGATCGCCAAAGCCAACCTTCTGCTCCACGGCGTACTCAAGAGCGCCATCCGGGTCGATCTCGTCAAGCGCACGTAGCGCAGGGGCAATCTTCTCATCTATCAGTTCCTGCGTCAGAACCGCGGTTTCGACTTGGGCGCCAAGGAAGTCCTCCGGCTTGGCGTCTGACGTCAGCAGCGTCTCCATGATGTTATGGAGCAGCGTACCCTCATGGGCGTAGCTGCTGGCGGGCTTGGGCGGGGCCTCCTGCACCAGACGCACGCTGCCGGGGCAGGCCATGACGCGCTTCGCGGACGAACCGCCGACGATATTGGAATGTTCAGCCATAGATCACCTTCGTGTTGTTGAGCCGTTACCGTAGCACAATCTTTTTCTTTGCGTCAAACATTTTTTGTGCTAGAGAGCGGTCATGCGTGAGAAAGACATTGAGCAGCACCTGTGCCGGACCGTCGAGCGCATTGGCGGGCAGGCATTCAAGTTCACCTCACCCATGAACCGCGGCGTGGCCGACCGTGTGGTCTGCCTGCCGGACGGCACGACGTGGTTCATTGAATTGAAGGCCCCCAATGGCAAGTTGTCACCGCTCCAGAAGCGCTTCGGGCACCGCATGGCGGCGCTGAACCAGAACTATGCGGTGCTGTACAGCATGGAGGATGTCGATGCGTGGTTTGCTGGCCTTTCTAATCGTTAGCGTTTTGTTCTATAGTTCCGCCGCCGCGGAAACAGTGTGGGCATCGTGGTATGGACCTGGATTTCACGGAAATAAAACAGCGAGCGGTGAGCGTTTTAACAAACATGCTTATACGGCTGCTCATCGTCATCTGCCTTTCGGCACTCTGGTTGGTGTTAGCTACCGTGGCCGCTATGTTGTGGTTCGGATAAATGACCGCGGGCCGTTCATCCGCGGCCGGAAGCTGGACCTGTCACAGGCCGCCGCGCGCAAGATCGGCTGCGCAGGTGTGTGCAAGGTAAAGATGAAGATCATAAAAAGAGGGAGACGATGAGAGTTCTGGTTGCATGTGAATTTTCTGGCGTGGTGCGCCGCGCGTTCCGTAACGCCGGCCACGATGCGTGGTCGTGTGATCTGCTGCCTGCTGACGACGGCAGCATGTATCATTATCAATGTGACGTGACCGGCGTCATCGACACTGACCATTTCGAGTGGGATTTGATGATCGCGCACCCGCCGTGTACCCATCTGGCGGTTTCCGGCGCCCGTTGGTTCAAGGACAAACAGCAGGAACAGGTTGATGCGCTAGCCTTTGTTAGACGCTTGTTAGACGCGCCTATCCCACGGATTGCGCTGGAAAACCCCATCAGTATCATCAGCAGCCGCATTCGCAAGCCGGATCAGATTATTCAACCGTGGCAGTTCGGGCACGGTGAAACCAAGGCAACTTGTTTGTGGTTAAAGAACCTGCCCAAACTGATACCCACCAATATTGTCGAAGGACGCGAAGCGCGCGTCCACAAGATGCCGCCGGGGCCTGACCGCTGGAAGGAGCGCAGCCGCACCTATGAAGGCATCGCCGCGGCAATGGCAGCGCAATGGGGCTGACGCTCAGGCCATACCAAGAGCAGGCGGTCACGTTCATCTACGAGCGCGACCGTTCGCTGGTGCTGGCGCCCGTGGGCGCCGGCAAGACGGCCATCACGCTGGCCGCCATGCAGGAACTGCTGCGGGACGGCGTCGTGACACGCTGGCTGGTCGTGGCGCCCAAGCGCGTCTGCACCGACGTTTGGCCGGTCGAGCAGCCCAAATGGGCACCGCGGCTCACGCTGGCCGTTGCTGTCGGCAGCGGTGCCCGACGCCGCGCGGCGCTGGCGGCTGACGTTCACGCGGTCGTGATCAACTACGACAACCTCGACAAACTGACCGACCTGAAGCGGTTCGACGGCATCGTGTTCGACGAACTGACGCGGCTCAAGAACCCGTCCGGCAAGCGCTTCAAGGCGCTGCACCGGCTGCTGGAACACGTCAATGTGCGGATCGGCCTGACTGGCTCGTTCACGTCGAACGGTCTGGAAGACGTCTTCGGCCAGTGCAAGATCGTGGACGAAAAGCTGCTCGGCCGGTCCAAGGGCGCCTTCCTCCAGCAATACTTCTACTGCGCCAACCGTGAGTTCAACGACTGGAAGCCGCGCCCCAGCGCCCTGCCGCAGGTCATGCAGCGGATCAAGCCCGCCACCTTCGTGCTGGAACCTGGCGAGTACAAGGACACGCTGCCGCCGCTCCACGTCGTCGAGATGCGCGCCGACCTGCCGACCCGCGACCCATACGAGCAGATGAAGAAGCACTTCATCACGACGCTGCCGACGACGGAGGCCATCGCGGCGTCTGCCGCCGCCGTCACGATGAAGCTGCAACAGTTGGCCGGCGGCTGGGTCTACGGTGAAGGACGGTCGCCTGCATGGTTCTCGACCCACAAGTTCGACCTGCTGGAAGAGGTGCTGGACGGCAACCAGCGCGATAACACGTTGATCTTCTACAACTTTGTCGAGGAACTGGCGGAACTGAAGCGTCGCTACCCGGCCGACCTGTGGACGCTGGACGACGGGCGGGACGTGATTGAACGCTGGAACCGGCGCGAGATCAAGCTACTTGCGGCGCATCCCAAGTCAGCCGGCCACGGCCTGAACCTGCAAGCGGGCGGTAACAAGATCGTGTTCCTGTCGCTGCCGTGGTCACTGGAACTTTACGAGCAGGCCATTGGACGCCTGCACCGCAGCGGCCAGCGCCATGACGTGTGGTGCTACGTGCTGCTGACCAACAAGACCGTGGACGAGCGCATCTGGGCCGCGCTTTCCGACAAGCGGTCCATCTCTGACCTGGCCCTTGAGGAACTGAAATGAACTGGACAACGCTCAACGTGGTGCTGCGCGACTGCACCGAGGCAGAGGCCAAGGCGATGCTGGACGAAGAGGTGAAGGTACACCGCCGCAGCGTCTTCATCAAGCGCCTGCACCAGCGGTACAACACGCTGCGCGCGTCGCGGGAGCGCAAGGAACTGCTGGAGGCTATCAAGCGTGTCTGACCTGCTCGACGAACGCGAGAAGACGCACGGCGCCTTTTACAACGTGGCGTCCATGGCGCAGGAACTGAAGGACGCCATGCGCCGAGGGTGCAACTGGAAAGTACTGGACGATACTGAACGGGAAACGCTGGAGATGATCGCCAGCAAGATCGGGCGCATTCTGGCAGGAAACCCGCATGAGCCGGACCACTGGCGTGATGTTGCGGGTTACGCTACGTTAATTGAGCGGGCACTTACCGCTTGCAACGCTTCCGGTGATGATCCCACTCCCCGCCCCGCCGGATGCAGTCCCGCCACTCCTGCTCCTTCTCGGGCGGCATCCGTTTGGCCAATGTCGCCAGAAGAAGAGGAACGAGAGGTTGCAGCGCGGCGCGGATAAGGCTCAACCAAAACGCGGGACGTTGGGCAACGAGAAAGCCGCCAGCGCCGATGCCTAACAGCAGCACGGCAATGGCGGCTATCTCAATCCAGTTCACTTCTTCGACCAGATCGACCAGCCGGCGGCGAAGATGATACCCAACGCGCCGATGATGTCATTGACGGTAGACTGTTCCAGAATACCAGCGCCGACAAAGTAGCCGCCGGCTGCCGCGAGGACGGCGCGCACGACGCCCCAGATCATGTCCTTGGTCATTTCTTCGCTCCTGTTTTGGTGCCGGGGTATTCCTTCCACGGCAGTTGGAAATGAGGTCCGTCCCTAAACTTTACCCAATCTGCGCC